AATAGAGTATAAATATAATGAAGATGTCTTACTTAAAGAATTTAAACAATATATTGATTCTACTTACGGTGAGCACTACTCAAAAGACAAATTTCAAGCTACTGAGTTTATCGTAGACGGAGGACACGGTACAGGATTCTGTATTGGGAATGTTCTTAAGTACGCACAAAGATATGGCAAAAAGGGAACACGTGAAGACGCTCGTAAAGATTTGATGAAGGTTCTCCACTACTCCCTAATGCAACTTTATATCCATGATAGTGATCTTTAGAGATTTTATAAGTCTTGAATTTCCTAATCCTTACCCCCGATGGCGTAGGTAGTACCTATCTACAACGAGCCTTAACAGTATATCTAAACAGTGCAGGATTAGATTACTGTAATACGCACGAGCTATTGAACGGGCTAGAACTAGATAAAACCAATATGCTATTTAAGAACTTCGACTTTGAGTATTCACAAAGTGTAGGAGAGATTTCTAGCTTATTAGAAAGTAATCAAGCAAATCTTGTGAGCAGGATTGCGCAATACCATGTAGTAGAAAGACAAAAAGTAAAAAGGGAAGATTACGCCCAATTTTATAAACTTTGTAATAGAATGTATGGGAAAGTCATACACTGCACACGAGACCCTTTTGAGTACGCATTAAGCTGGGGTATAAGAAAAAATACACGAAAATTAAATGTGTTTAGTATAGAAGAGCGTATCAAGACCCACGGCGAAAACATAAAACAAGAGATAGATTTAGAGTATTTTATAGCAAAACTAAATCAGTACAAAGATTATGATTATTGGGTTAGCGAAAACTTTTTTAATACCGAAAGTGTTGAGTATGACTTACTACACAGTGATGTAGATGTTTTATTACAAAAGTTAACAGGACATTCCCATAAAGTAAAAGATAGATTCGGGTCAACACTACAAGACTACAGTCGTGTTAGATATCTAATAAGTAAATACATGCAAACTAAAGAAAAATATTATTTATTTGATAAAAGTCGCCTCAAAGGAACTGTAGATCTATATAATTTCATTAAAAATTTAGAAAAAAATAAAAAATTACCAAACGGAATCCCTATCAAAATGAATACTATGGCCGACAAGAAAAAACGTATTATAAATTTTGAGGAGGCTAGACTAAGTTACAACAACTGGGCTAAAAACTCTAATCAATATAATATGATATCAAAGCAATTAGTAGAAGAACGTATAGCGTCTGAAAGCATACTGTATGCTAATCAATGAGTTTAAGTATTTTCATAACAAAGCCAAATATCACAAAAAAACTAGTGGGATGGATCATCCCGAAGAAACTTATCTATCGAAAGCAGATTGGTATACTTATACTACACAAGATTTTGATTATAAATTCAACACTTGGGCTTTTCGAGGACCAGAGTATGACCAATATGTAGGTAAATCTGTTAATATTTGTTTGGGAGACAGTTTTACCGTAAATGTCGGTGAGTCAATTAATAACAGCTGGTGTAGTCAATTAGCAAAAAATTTTGATATCCCTACACTTAATTTAGGCATGGATGGTGCAGGTAATGACGCTATTAAATTGGTATATGACCGAGCATGCAAACTATTTGATGTACGAGACACTTTTGTGATGTACAGTTTTTTGCATCGTCGATTAGACAAGAATTTTAATTTTACACAAGAAAATGCTAAATTACGTGATAACATTAATTATTTCTTACGACAACGTATATCAAATGTATATGAAGCAGCATTACCGTCTTGGTGTTGGTCAATAGTAGAAAGAGCATTTTTAAAACGCACTGGAATTTTTATATACTCTAGTAAAAATAATGAAAAAGTAATCAGCGAAGAAAGAAATCGAGACGGTTTTCACATGAGTAATAATATAAATAAAATCTACGCAGATTATTTTTATAATCAATGGAGGCAAAACAATGACCTTTAGAAATTTAGAAGAATATTTTGCAAACGATTATGTTAGTAAAGATGAAGACCCACACGTAATTGAACTAATCAAAAAATCTTATGGAGTTCTCGATGTTGGTTGTGGAGATAATTTATTCAAGAAATACCTTCCAGTAGGATATTTTGTAGGACTTGACCCGTATAATTCAAATGCGGATGAAATGATAGATATACTTGATTTTGACTATCCCGTAAAGTTTGATCTTATTATCTGTTATGGTTCTATAAATTTCTATGACATCAAATGGGTTGATGATCGTATGAAAAAAGTATTTTCTCTACTTGCAAAAGAAGGTACAATTTGTATGAAGGTAAACCCAAATAAACCCTTTGGTAATGGAGTAGTTCTTGATTGGTTTGATAAATGGACTATCCCTCTTGCTGAACACTATGCAGAAATATACAACTGCTCTATAGAAAATATAAGAAACGGTGATCGTGGAAGAATTAAGTTTGACTACGTTACCTGAAAGAATATTTTTTACAGGAGTACCTGGATCTCGTTGGAGCGGTATTGCTAGAGAGATAAAATCTAAAGGTCATTACAACTGCACAGATCGTGCAGCTCATCGCACATATAAACATCACAATAAAATAGGACACACAGAAGCATACTATGGCACAGGTATGGAGTTTGATGTGAGTTTAGATCGTGCAAACTTAGATGCGCCTTATTCGAGCTGCGATAGCTCCTCTGGGTGCAAATTGCACATGAGCCATGAATGGCCCTACTACTTTAGAGAAATACAAGATGCTTATCCCCTTGCTTGGATACAGTTAGTATATAGACCTAATTGGGAAAGTTTTGTATGGTGGAAAGAGGCAGGAGGTTTTAGTATTACTTATCCAAATTATGGCTGGTATAGCACTGAAGATGAGATGCTAAAATCCATAAAAGAACAAAACCAATTAATCCTGGACTTTGCACAAAAACATGGAGTACAATGGTTACAACACAATATCCACAATGATATTTTTATAGGAACTTATAAACCGTGATTGAAATGATTGCCTACTTGCTAGGTGGGGTATTTTATGGTCTTATAATAGGCATTATACCCAGCGCAGGTGCTACTACAGGTTTAGTTGCACTTTTTGGTTTTATTAGCTATTTTGCACATGAGCCCTATATGGGAGTAATATTTCTTATGGCAGTTGTTGCAGCAAGTACAACAGGCGACAGTTTTACTGCAATACTGCTGGGTATACCCGGTGCTAACAGTGCGGCTGCTACTATGGTAGACGGCTTTCCCCTAGCACAACAAGGCAGAGCAGGCTATGCTATCAGTGCAGCAGTTACAACAAGCACAGTAAATGGACTGTTATGGGGTTGTTTAGTTTTTCTACTACTGCCTTGGTACACTAATTTAATCTACATATTAGGCGTCCCTGAACTGTGGGCATTTGTTCTACTAGCATTTGTTACTGTAGGATTTTTGACTAACCAGTATTGGTTTCGCACTGTGCTTGCTATTGCATTTGGAATCTTTGTAGGCATGGTAGGTGTCAACCCTGATAACAATGTCCCACGTTTTGGCGCAGAGTATTGGTTCTACTTAGAAGATGGTATACAGATTATGGCAGTTGCCGCAGGTTTATTTGCTGTACCAGAACTTACACGAGGATTGTTTCTTAAACACAGCACCGCAGACAGTGTGATTCGTAAAGGTGAACTATGGGCGGGCATGAAAGCAAGTTGGGAAAATCGTTGGCTCGCACTGCGTGGCGGCTTTATAGGGGCATTTATAGGACTGCTACCTGGACTAGGAGGGCAAATGGCAGACTGGATGGCGTACGGTCAAGCAGTTGCTAGTAACCCTAACGAGAAGTTCGGTAATGGTAACATCAAAGGTGTTATAGGACCAGAGGGTGCTAACAATGCACAAAAAGCAACATCAATGATTACCACTGTGATATTTGGAATACCAGGTGCTAAGTTTGCAGCCATATTAATGAGTTTGTTTATGTACCTGAACATAGAACTAGGCACTCCTGATATTGCAGAAGACACAGAATTATTTAAAAGTATGACATTTGGTTTCTTAGGTGCTACAATAGTTGTTGCACTTATTTGTATGTTTCTAATCAAGCCAATTAGTAAACTGGCCGCAGTGCCGTATAAATACTATTTTCCTGTGCTACTAGGATTAATTATTTTTACTAGTATGCAGTACACAGGCGGGTGGGAAGACCTTGCAATGTTAGCAGTATTTTCTGTAATAGGATTTACAATGCGACATTACAAATTTAGCAGACCTGCTATGCTAATTGGTTACATACTAGCAGAAAAAGTTGAAGGACTTACGCTTCAGATCACAGGACTTTACACTGTGGAAACACTAATAACAAGACCAATATTCATGTCACTAATAGTGTGCATTATTGGAATATTCATATACAGCATTTTGAGAAAAGGAAGAATAGATTATGCGTAAACTTTTACTATCACTAGCACTGATGCTAGGATTCACAACACCAGCAGTTGCTGATTATACAATGATTATACCACAGAAGCCAGGCGGTGGTACAAGTCAGTGGGCACAAATTGTTGCTACTGAGATGGAAAAATACTTGGACGGTGAAAAGATTATTCTCAAGCATATCCGTGGTGCAAGAGATATTCCTGGCTTTAACAAGTTCCACACTGATCTACGTTTTGATGATAAAACTATTATGGTAAGTCATGGAGGTAATGGTGTAAGTTTTCTCAATGAAGAAGTTGATTACAACTACAAAGATTATGACAGCATTGGACTTATGAACCTTAACATCATATCTGCAGTGCATGGAGATCACGACCCCTATAACGGAGGCAAAACTAGTTTCAGCGGCGGTAGCGGTAATATCCCAGAAGGTATTGCAATGACACTGCTAAAGTGCGGAAACCTCCCAAGCACAGACGCATACATTGCTTGTTTTAAAGAGAAAGTAAACTGGATCAAAGGAATGAGAGGTAATGAAAGACGTCTTGCATTTAAGCGTGGCGAACTAAACGGCACTCGTGAAAATCCTGCAAGTTTTAAAAAGCATGTGCAACCCGTAATCGACAAAGGTGAAGCACGTTTATGGTTCCATCATGGCATTCTACAGCCTGACGGCACACACGCAGATGACCCAAACTATCCCGGTATTCAAATGGAAAAACAATTTTTAGAAATGTACAAAACAGATCCAACAGGTGATCTAGCAGATGCGTACAAACTTGTAAAAAGTTTCCGTGATGGGCTACAAAAAGCGTTATGGGTAAACAAAGATAACCCTAACCGTGACAAACTAATAGCAGCTTTAGAACAAGTTTCAACTAATCCCGAATCGATTAAGAAGATTCAAAAGAAAGTTGGCAATTATGAGTGGAGGCTAGGTGATGAAGGTAATGCACAGGTTGACACGTTGATGAAGTTTATTACACCAGAAGCTTTGCAAACACTGGTATACTTCAACACTGAGGCTTTTGGTATTAAAGCAGTGTATAAGTCAGAGCTAGTAAAGTAATTGAATGCCAAAAATATCGTCAAAAGATTTAGATAATCTAATACTAAAAAACCCTGATAAATTCATAATTATCTTTTTTAACCCTGGAATGGCGGGGTCATCGTTATTGAGAATATTGATAGGGCATAAAGAGTTATATCACTCTTTTAAAAATTTAGGACAATCTGATTATGACGACCCATTAAGATACCCAGATACTTGGGAAGGTTTTGCTTGTCACTTTCCCCACATCCTAAGTATGAAAGAACAGCATATAGCATGCGCTCATGTACTTTTTCACACCCCGTTTCCTTATGGGAAATGGGAGAGAGAGACTTTAATTGAAGAAGATTTTAGAGAATATTTCTATCTTATAAAGCAGGGGGAAACAATAGTTCTTAAAACACATGATTTTTATTTATATGAAAAGTTTAAAAAAAGCAAATGCATTTTTGTAAGGGAAGATACCGCCCTAGACAGGAATATAAATCAGCCAAATACTGGGAACCCTCCTTTTTTACCGAAAGAAGCCTTAGTAGTAACTATAGATAAATTAATGTCTAAAGATTACGATACTTTTCTCTCTGAATATTTAAAGTTAGTTTTAGAACTTAATCTAACTCCTAGAGTCAATTCAGTAAGAGCATTTATATTAATGTGGTTGGAAAGACAAGAAAGAATGAAAAGAAGTCTTTCTTAATGCTTATTTTTTCGATATTATCTTTATATGAATTATAAAGAACTCAAACAACTTATCCAAAAACATAACCTTGCTTATTATGACAACTCAGCGTCTATGATTACAGATGCTGAGTATGATCAGTTATACGATAAACTTGAAGCAATGGAAAAGGCACAAGGCTGGCGAGACCATGACTCACCTACTAAACATGTAGGTGGATCTGGGGGTAAAATCACGCATCCGCATAAGCTCTATTCTCTTCGTAAGGTTTATGATATTGAAGAAGTAGATGATTTTATGTCAGTTAAACTTCCTAAAATTGACGGCGCTAACCTAACTCTAATATACCGTAGAGGAAGACTTCGCATGGGCTTAACCCGTGGTAATGGTGAACAAGGTACAGACGTAACACATCTTATCGGTATGTTGATAGGTGCTCCTGTCAAGATCGACACAGAAGAACATGAAGTAGTGCTTAATGGTGAATGTGTTACAGAAAATGATGTAGAAAATTACCGAAATTATGTGAGCGGCGCACTT